GAGAACCTTAGGGTACTCGATTACTACCGAAAGAACAACGATAAATGCCGAGCCAGGAACGCGGTGTGGAAGAAAGCCAACCCGCACCTAAATACTGCCAAGGAAAACAAACGCCGCGCATCGAAGCTCCGAGCCACGCCGAAATGGGCTAACTTAGAAACGATTGAGAGCATTTACAAAGAATCAGCAGCGCTGAGTAAGAGTACGGGTACAAGAATGCACGTGGATCACATAATTCCGCTGAAGAGCAAATTAGTATGTGGCCTGCACTGCGAAGCCAACCTGCAAATCCTGCCAGCTAAAGCAAATCTGAGTAAGTCCAATCGATTCGAAGTGGCATAACGCTTTAATAAAGGGAAAAAAATGGCTCTCACCAATTTTGGCCTTCTAACAAATGAACAGAAAACCATCTGGTCGATGGATCTTTGGAAGAATGCCCGCAACCAGTCTTTTGTGAACCGCTTTCTGGGTACAGGCCCGAACGCGATGATTCAACACATCACCGAGCTGAAGCAATCGGAAAAGGGCGCCCGCGCCGTTATTACGCTGCTGGCTGACCTGCAGGGTGATGGTGTTGCCGGCGACCGTACGCTGGAAGGCAACGAAGAAGGGATGCAAACCTTTGATCAGGTTATCCGCATCGACCAACTGCGTCACGCCAACCGTCACGAAGGTCGTATGGCAGACCAGAAGTCTGTTGTTACATTCCGCGAAAACAGCAAGAACGTGCTGGCCTACTGGCTGGCTGACCGTATCGACCAGCTGGCTTTCCAGACTCTGGCCGGTGTTGCCTACTCGTTCCGTCCGAACGGTGCTTCACGCGTTGGCTCTGACCTCCAGTATCTGGAGTTCGCTGGCGACGTTGCTGCCCCGTCGACACGCCGTATGTGCCGCTGGGATGGTACCAACAAGGTACTGAAGACTAGCCAGTCTGGCTCGAACACTTCGGCTGCTGTTGCTGCCGCAGACACCCCAATGTGGGAAATGTTCGTTCAGCTGAAGGCTTATGCCAAGGATCGTTACATCCGCGGTGTGACCAACGGCGGCGGAGAAGAAACGTTCCACGCGTTCCTGACACCGCAGGCGATGGCCAAGCTGAAGCAAGACGCCACTTACATGGCCAACCTGCGCTACAGCCAAAGCAAGGACGTCAACGACAACCTGTTCACAGGTAACACCGTCAAGATCGACGGCATCTACCTGCACGAGTTCCGTCACGTGCCGAATACCTCTGGCCTGTCCAGCGGTAAGTACGGTGCGGGTGGAAACATCGACGGTTGCCAAGTCCTGTTCTGCGGCGCCCAAGCGCTCGGCATGGCAGACATCAAGGTGCCGGAATGGAACGAAAAGGGCTTCGACTACGATAACTCACAAGGTATCTCGGTCGGTAAGATCCTCGGGTTCCTGAAGCCGAAGTTCGGCAACATCTACGAGAGCAATGCCGTCGAAGATTTCGGCGTGATTTCTTGCTACGTGGCTACTTAAGGAGAAACAGAGCATGAAAAAACTTGCATCGCGCACTGCTCAGACGCCGCTGGTTCAGGAGTTCACTTTCGAGTGGAATGACTGGGTTATCGACTCTGTTGACGGGGCTAAAAAGACCCTCGGGTCTACCGTTGCGCTGTCCAAAGATCCGGGTGAAACCGGTCTGACTGGACCAGTGGCAAATACGATCACTTTCGACTGCATCCCGCTGCCGCCCGGCGCCGTGCTTGCAGGCGGAGAGTTGATCATCGAGACAGCTTACACTGGCTCGACTGCAGCTACGATCACGCTGGGGATTGCCGGCTCGCTGACCACGATTCTGGGATCTACGTCCCTGATGGCTGCTGCGAACACGCGCACCGCCCTGTTGCTGACATCGGCTCTGCAGCACAATGCCGCTGGCGCAAACGTCCGTGCAACCATCGCTTACACAGTGGCGAACGCTACTGCAGGTAAAGCCCGCGTACGCCTGATGTACACGGTCGATGGCCGCGCAGGCGAAGTTCAGGTCGCTTAACGACCTTAGGGAGACGGGCTTCGGCCCGTCTCATTTATCTGCTTTAACTCCGCACTATGAAATACATCGCACCACGAAACATGACTGTGAGTTCCGTCTCTGGACGGTCCGTCGAATTTAAGCGTGGGGAGCCTACGTATGCTCCTCCGCAGATGCATGCAGAGCTGATTGAGCGCGGTATCGTGCCCGCCGAGGCTATGCCTGAAGAACCTGAGGCCACAGGGCCGAAGGAACCAACGCTGATGCAGGAGCGCGAAGCCGCTCTGTTCGCTGCGTTTGAGAAGATCGCTGTGCGCGGCAAGCGCACTGACTTCACCGCCGTGGGCGTGCCCCACAACGCTGTACTGGTCAAGGAGCTTGGCTGGAACGACCTGAACGCCAAGGAGCGCGATGCTGCTTGGGCTAAGTGGCAACTGGAACGAGCTGAGAAATGACGCCAACAGAACTGCTTGGGATCTTTCGTATCGAGGTACAGGACGTTGAGGTACCGTACCTCTGGTCGGATGCGCTCGTCTATGGATACATCGACGATGCCCAAAAGCAGTTCTGCCGCCTGACCTACGGGATCGAGGACGCACGCAGCTTCAAGTTCTCTGTGACTGCTGCCAAGATTTGGTACGACCTCGACCCAGCTATCCTTCAAGTACGTCGTGCTGAGCGCAACGATACCGGGCGCGAGGTCCCTCTCATCCCCTACGAAAAGCTCCACACGTACGGCTATCGGTTCGATGGTTCGACTGGCGAGCCCCGCGCCCTAGTCACCGGGCTGGAGCGCCGCTCGCTGCGGCTGTACCCCGTGCCGACCGAGGCGCTGACGATTAACCTGTTCACATTCCGCCTACCGGAAGAAATTACTACGGCGGGGGCTGGTGAGTTTGAGATCGACGACCAGCACCATCGGAACCTGCTGGCTTGGGCGAAATACCGCGCCTACGACGTACAGGACGCGGAGGTCTACGACAAGACAAAGGCGCAGATGTTTAAGGCGCAGTTCGAGCAGTATTGCTTCGAAGCCAAGAAAGAACAGAGCCGATTGAATCGTCCGCTCGGAGCAGTGGTTTACGGAGGCATCTAATGGCTACGTACAAGAAAGACCCGAACGCCACGCTAGATTACTTGTTTGATTGGTCCGCATGGCTTACAGAAGTCTCGGATACAATCACGTCGGTAGATTGGGTGCTGTCAAGCGGGCTGACGGAAGTATCATCAAGCAACACCACTACGGGGGCAACAATCTTCGTATCTGGTGGAATACTAGATGAATCTGAGACAATCACTTGTCGCATCACCACGGTTGGCGGGCGGATTGACGATCGCACAATCACTTTGAAAATCGTATCTCGTTAAGGAAACACAATGTCTAAGACAAATACCTGGGAAACCGGCCTGCTGGAACTCTTGTTCACCAACACAACATTCTCGGGCGTCGGTGACGCGACCGGCTTGCCGGGTGCGGCAACGGCTGGCAGCCTGTACTTCAGTCTGCACACCGGTGACCCCGGCGAAGCTGGCGACCAGACAACCAGCGAGTGCACGTACACCAGCTACGCACGCGTAGCGGTAGCACGCTCGGGATCTGGTTGGACGGTTACTACCAACGCCGTGGCTGTGGACGCGAACGTCACGTTCCCGGGCGGCACGGGTGGCTCTGGCACCGCAACGCACTGGGGGCTGGGCACCGCATCCAGCGGTGCTGGCAAGCTGCTCTACAAGGGCGCGATCAGCCCGAGCATCGTGACTGGTTCCGGCGTGACTCCGCAGTTGACGGCGGGAACCGTGGTGACTGAGGACTGAGCCGTGAACCTTGCGCCCCGCGAACTGCCCGGCGACCCGTACAGCTGGCGCATCGAGGTCTTGATGGCCCTCGACTGCCTGCTCAATGCGCTGCTGCGCGGGTGGCACCACGAAACGCTGTCGTCGCGCAGCTGGCGGGCCTGGGTGCTGGGCCTTGTGTTTGGCCGCATCTCCCGCCCGGTGATTGACCTCCTGTTCGCGTGGCAGCGCCGCCCTGGGGGCCACTGCGCGTATCACCACGGCGAGGAAGTCGCCCGCGCTGACCTGATTGTCCGAGCGAGATCCACATGACAGCGACCCACAAGAACTTCCTCAAGACCACGATCAGCGCAGTGGCGTCGGCGGGCTTGGGCGCGCTGACGATCAGTACAGCGAGCAGCGGATACCGCACCTTTGGCGCTGGTGACGACGGCTTGACCTTCGACGGCATTTCGATAGTCGAGGGCACGGCCTGGGAGGTGCGCGACGGCTGCGTCTACACGCACAGCGGCACCAGCCTTTCGCGGGGCACGCTGCAGGACTCCAGCACCGGGAGTGCCATTACCTTCACCAGCGCGGCTGTGGTGTCGCAGAATCCATCGGCCGGCCTTGCTGGCCGTATCGAGCAAGTGGCGCTGGTTCGGGCGACTGGCGGAGATTCAAGCATCACCCTGGCGCCCAACACCCATTACACATGGGACTTGTCCACCCTGACGGCTGATCGCACGGGCACGCTCCCGACGACTGCCGCAGTTGGCGACGCCATTGAAATCTCCGCGATCACAGGTAATGCTTCCTACGAACTGCTCTTGAGTACCGGCAGCGGTCAAACCTGTGCGCTTG